GCGTGGTAGTTGACAATATCTGCGATATCGGTAGTCGTTTCGTTATAGACGCGATTGAGTGGGATGATATCGTAGCAGTCTGCAAGACCCCAGGGAGAGCCTGATATTCTAACATTTGGTATGTGGATAACAGGGATGACACCAAGCGGGTTAGGGCGTGAATCGATAAGCTCATCGTTAATGTACTCTTCAATAATATCTTCAGTAAGGATTTCCGTGTAAGTAAAAACCTGCCGCGTACCTTCTAATGATGTGCCCCAAAAGCGGTACTTGAGCTTAAAACGAATCAAACGCTCACGGTCATGGGGGTGAAACTCAGGAAAACAAAAAGAAGCATTAAGAGGAAGCACACGGACTTTTCCTGGATGCATGCGGCCAATGGTGTCTGTGTAAGCTTCTTCATAAGCAACTTTTACAAAACAATCGCCAGAAACAGAGCCCTGTTGACCCATCTCCCAAATTACGGTATCTTTATCGTTGTCAACATCCCACACTCGTTCAAGCAAGTCAGGAACAATACCCTCAGTTTCTTTAGGGCTACGAAAATGCACACCATGACCAAACGAAAAGTTAATGATGTAATCAGTAAGGGCACGATAATAGTTAAACACCATAGATGGCTCACCAGCCTGACGGCGATAAGAAGTATGGTGACCTAGATACATAGCCCAGTTAAGTGAATAACGGTTTAGACGAGGACCGTGAACTTCAAATTCTTCATCAGCAAGCTCAACGAGTCCCAAAGGAGAGATAGAAATAGTGAGGTCAGACGAGGCTGCCCGATAACTGGGTGGCGAAAAATCAATACTCACCTAGTCAACCTCTCTATTAGACTCATTAAGTTTACCATAGTTGTTAGCCGCGTAGCTTTTCACCACGAATGGTACCTCTACCAATAGGCTTAGTAACTTTTTTAGTTTTAGCTTCTTTTTGTGCGTCCATTTTTTCTTGAACATAGTCACGAAAACGCGGGTCAATTTGACTCTTTTTATCTACAAATTTTCCACCTACTTGTGCATAATGAGAATGCACCCAGTGAGCAGCAGCTGGAGAAGGGTAAACGCGAAACTTTGCTTTAGCTTGCGCAACATACATGTTCCACAATTTAGGATTAGCAGGAAGCTGTTTCGGTCCTTCTTGGACTGATTTACCTTGAATAAGAGCCATAAAAATCCTTAGACCCCCTCCGCCGTAAAGTACGGAGGGGGAACCTAGGTACGAGTTAGTCTTGAATTACGGATGGGCTTAGGCGGTACTGGTGCCCACCATCACGAAAGACTTCCTCAAAGTGGTTGTCACCATGGTCTGCAAAAGCCTGCGAAGCAAAATCGTTTAGCAATGTAGGGGCTTCGACCCAAGCGCATGAACCTACGTGAGCGCGTTCGCGCATGGTCTCTTCTGGGAATTTTTCAAATACGTTCTGGTTATGGTTTGGGCGACCAGGTGCTGGCATATAGCCCTGCATTGCACCCTTGGTAAATTCCATAGGAACATCGGTATCTGTTGCAAGACCTTCTTCAAAACGAAGTGGGCCACGCTGACCTGGAAGAGCTGGGCTCATCGTGCGGTCGTAAATGGTGCCTGGGCGCTCAGGAAGCTGAGGAGCTGGAGCAATAATTTCTGACATAAAGAGATTCTCCTTTAAAGAAGGTTGAGGTACCTCACTTAAAATTATGCCCTCTATTAAGGCTTTAGTCCGATTAAACTCAAGTTATCTACTAAAAAATGGATTAGTAGTAGTCTCTGCTTCAACCATAGAAATATCTATAGTTAAAGAACAAGCAATAGCTAAAGAGTCAGCAAAATCATCATGCGCATGCGTCTCATCAGGAGCAGCCGCAGAAAAATTAGGACCTTTAAACTTAGTCTCTAGGTCAGTCATTTGTTGCATAAAGCGTTTGTGCGCTCGTAAATTACGAGTTTTTGCGTGATAAGGAAAACCCAACAACCTACGGTCAATAAGAGCTTTAAGGTGTTTCCAGCGCTTAGATTGTTCTGTGGGGCTACTGGTTAGGGAGATGACTTCAGCCCTAGGTAAAAGAAGTTTTAGGCGCTGAGCTACTGCATCGCCCACACCATTAGCGTCTACACCAACCATAAACACATTGTAATTTGCAAGAAAATTAGTAATTTGGAAATATTGGTCTTCCCAGTCATCTCCTTGCAACTCTAGCCAGTTAAGTATTCTATGGTCATAGTAACCAAACTCATCTGGGCGGTCCCAATCCACCCAAACCACAGTAACTACCGTGCTGTCCATCTTACGAGCAGGGTCAATACCAACAACTACAGGAGTACGGTGATACGACTTTACCGTTTCCATACTTTTATCCCCAAGTTCTTCCAGCACAGTAGAAGTAACAAACATGCCTTTTTCAAGCATCCACTTGCAGTTGTACGACATTTGGAACTCATCAGAGTCCTCACCAATTCGTAGTCTTTCTCTTCTAACAAACTTATCGTATTTAGGGTTTACCTTTGAAGGCTCTCGCCAATCCCACTGAAAATGATTTTGGCGTTTACCTTTACCTGTTTGGCTACGCTTATTTAATTGAATAGAGTTATAAAAATTATTCTTTACATTGGTGGGTGTACCAGTCTTAACCATTGTTCCAGCGTAGTACGCGAGCATAGGGCTAATAGACTTGGTAACAATAAAATCGTCTGCGCCTTGACACTCATCAATAACAATGAGATGGAAAGACTTAGACTCAATTTTAGCTCGCGGATTAGCGGTCATCATTGTAAGACTACTGCCAGAGTTTTTTAAACGAATTTGACGAGAAACGCCTGGAACTTTACTTAACGAATCATCAATCTCAGGGTCACCAAGAATTTCAAGAGCATGTTCAGAAGTAAGGCGGTCTACAGTTCTACCAAATAGAGTTTCTACCTGACCCTCAACAGGAGCAAACATGCCAATCCAAATGCCATTCTTAAACTGCCCTAATAGGTCTGGATACATTTGAGCAAGGCGAGGAAGAAGTACCATAAGTGTAGAAACCGTGTTGGCAATAGTCTCAGACTTACCAGACTGACGTGCCGCAAGAGCGGTGATTTCTTCACCATCATTAATAATTACGGATTCAATAATGCGACGCGCAAGTGGCAACTGATATGGGTGAAGAGAATGCCCTACAAGCGCGTCCATAAACTGAATCATTTTATCAATCAACTTGTTAACAAACTCTTTAGAGAGTTCATCTAATTCTTCTTCTGGCTCTTCTTCTGGCTCAAGAAAAGTACTAGGGTCAAAGTTTTCGTCTTCACTATCTACATAAAACTTGTGTTCACTCATGTTTTAATACCTCTTTAGGTGCGGGCTCAGCATGTTATCCATAAACTGGAATAACAAAAGTGCTATTCCAGAATAACTCGTTCTTTGTCATACTACCTGTTTTAAAGTTACAAAACTGTGCATACCGCACAAAAGAAAGCCCCAGCCGAAGCTAGGGCTTTCATGCCACCTTAGGAGAGGAAAGAAGTGAGGCACTTAAATTATAGCATGTTTCTACGACGAAGCTCAGTCACCAAATAATGAACAGCTTCAGCACCAATAATCATGTCATTAATATCTGATGGATTAGGGCTTTTGATGTAAGACGTACAGAGTCTACCAGTCTCACTTAATGCCTGCTCAACCCACATAATTAAATCAGCAGTAGGTATTTTAGCAACACGTTTAACTAACTTATCCGAATAATATACGGGTACAGTTTCTTTTTTCCAAAACATTAATCCCATTCTAAAAGCTCCGATACGTCTATGTCTAGGCCTCTTGCCCAGATAGCCGCTGTAAGCGCTTCCGTTTCATCCTGCGCGTTTCTCCATACGCCAAACACCAAACCAGGCTTAGTACAAGGAAATCTAAAAACAATACAACTTCCTCTACGGAAGGGTTCTTCAATCTCATGTGTCCAACCTTTTTCTACAATAGGCAAAAACTTGCGATGAGGATACTTAATAACTTCACCATATAGCGTACCAATATTTACCATTATAACCACCAATTTGCTGGGTTGTTAAGCCCTTCTTGTTCCGTTTGTTCTTTACGAGACTTTTTAGCTTTGCGCTCATAATATGCTGAGCCACTAGCAGCAGCTTTCCCACGATTTTCTATTGGCCAAGTGTCTAACTCTTTCTGCATGTACTTGCCAATAGAATCTTGAGAAACTAATTCTCCCCAAATACGGGGAGGTACATCATAATAGTTATACAATGTATGGTCTCTAAACTGAATAGTAAGAATAAAATTCTTTTTATCATAACCCGCAGCAATAGTTCTAGGGCTCTTAACATTTTCCGTAGGAGTCGGAGCTAACGTCAACTTAGCAGATTTAGAGCCATTTCTAAACTCATCTGGAGTAACCGCCTCAGAGCTATCAAACTCTTCCTCGCCAAAAGACATGTCAGAATTAGTATTCATTAACCCATACAAATCATCAGGGTCAGGTAAGTCGGTCATTCCTGGCATTCGTGGTCCTCGGTCTCATCTTCACGCACACGGGCATGGCAATCATAGCATCTCAACCATAGCAAAGGCTCAAAATTGTTTTGTGCAGTAGCGCCATTTGGATAATCTGAACCATCCTCAGGAAACGCTTGTTCATATTCATAAACAACTTCAGATTCTTGATAAATATCCGCGTTTAATGGGATTCTTGCATGAGTTGAATACGGTAATCCACCCATCGACAAACTTGCAGGGTCCAAAGAAGCATCAGGCCCATTAGAAGAAGTTCTATGAGGCATGTACGCTCTGGAAGGCACTGGGTGACCCTGATACGTTTGAACATTTCTTATTACATGCATGCTTATAGCATACCAAACTAAGCTCTGTTATTAGTCTTTAGAGGAGCCTACACCATATTCGGTATGCCTTGGGTCAATAGCTGCCAAGATAGGTCCTAGAACGGCTACAAGGGCCGCTGAGGCTAACTCCTTAGGGGTAGTGTACCCAGCAGCAAA